GCTATCTTCTTCACATAAGGAAAACTCAGTGAGTAACACTACAGAAATGCAAGTCCTCGCTGGGCTCATTGTGAACAGCCTTAACGAGGTTGGGCGCGCGCGCCAGTTGTATGCATCAGGGCTTGGGAAGTCCGGTAACACGAAGCGTCACCATCTGTGGTGCGAATTTGGTTACCCTGAGCGACTCGACTTCGACCACTTCTACAACATGTATGAGCGTAACGGCGCGGCGTTCGGCGCGGTGCATAAGTTGCTCGATGCATGCTGGACTGATACCCCGGTGATCGTCGACGGCGATGAGACGAAGAAGTCGAAGAAGTCGACGCCGTGGGAAAAGAAAGTCACCAAGCTCATGAAGAAGCATTGGGCGAAAGTGAAGGATGCAGATCGGCGCAACCTGGTCGGGCATTACTCAGCACTTATCCTTCAGTTTGCGGACAGCAAGGAGTGGTGGGAGCCTGTCGACCGCGGCGTGATGCGTAACTCGCGCGAGCGTGGCCTGGTGAAGATGATCCCAGCATGGGAAGCGCAGGTTAAACCCGGAGAGCTTGAGCAGGACCAGAAGTCGCCAGACTACGGCATGCCGAAGTTCTACTATTTCCAGGAGCAGCAGGTCGGCGATAACGGCAATATTTCCGGGCCGATGCGGTCGATTAAGATCCACCCTGAACGCATCATCATGTTCTGCGAAGGCTCAGAAGACGAGACTTCTCTGGCGGGCATCCCTTTCCTGCGAGCTGGTTACAACGACCTACTCGACATGGCAAAGACCTCCGGTGGTAGTGCCGAGGGCTTCCTGAAAAATGCCAGCAGGCAGCTCGGCATTAACATGTCGAAGGAAACCAACCTCAAGTTCATCGTCGAAGAGGCGAAGAAAGCCGGATATGCAGGACTGGCTGAAGCGCTGAACGCCTCCATCCAGAAGCTCAACTCAGGTACAGATTCAGCACTGGTTACGCAGGACGGTGAGGCTAAGGTGCTTTCTGTTGCCGCAGCTGACCCGAGTCCAACATGGACAGTTTCGGCGAACCAATTCTCTTCATCTGTCCAGATACCTTTCACCATCCAGTTTGGGCAGCAAACAGGGCGGTTAGCCTCTGACCAGGACAAAAACGACTTTGCCAAACGCTGCAACGGTCGCAGGTCAGGATTCCAGACTGGTCGTGTAACCGCTGTTATTGAACGCCTGTGGACTGTTGAAGTAATCGAGACGCCAAAGTCTGGCGAAATCACTCTGACTTGGTCCGATCTCCTTGCGCCAAGCGAGAAAGAGAAAATTGCCAACATGAAAGAAATGGCGGCAGTGGCGAGGGATACTCAGCAAGCCTATGGCACACCAGCAGTTGACGAGAACGAGGTGCGAGAGGCTGGCGAGCTTGAGCCCCGGACAGAAGTTCCAACGCCAGACCCCAACAAAAAGGTAACGACCGATGATCCTCTTTCCGATGACTCCGGAGCAAAAGACGAAAATCGGGACACCAGTAGTACCGCGTAGCAAAACTGACCCAACCCGATCGGCAAAGCAGGTAACCGCGATGTTCCGGGATATCGAGGAGCGGTATCTCGGCATCAAGCACGCGCTGAAAGCTCTGTTCGACCAGCGCCTGACCGGGCGAGTGCGAGAGGTAAACAGCCATAACTGGCATTTCCTGTGTCATGACCATGGCGAGGACGTGAGGCTCTACCAGGTCAACGCCGGCAAGTTCATCTACGACATGTCAGCGCAGGAACTGGCTGACTTGCTGGAAGCGGTGCAGGGCATTCTCGACAATTACCTGCTGGACGGTGGCGAGCAAAACCTATGGGCGATGGATTACGTCGTCGCAGACGCGCAGCGCGGCACGCTGGAGGCGTTCAACAACCTTTCGCAGCAGTCGCAGGTGTACGCCAGTCAGACAACGCTCCAGCAGCTTTTAAGCAGCCCGGGCTACCTGAACCAGATATCGGCTGCCAGGCTGACAACGTTCAGTGACTGGAAGGTCATCAGCGATACAGCCCGCGGCGACCTGACCAACATCATCACCGATGCGGTAGCGCGTGGGGTGAACCCTCGCGAGACGGCCAGCGTCATTAGTAAGCGCCTCGATGTGTCCATGTCGAAGGCGAAGAATATCGCTCAGACCGAGCAGGTCGGCGCGCTGCGGCAGGCACAATGGAACGAAACGGACTGGGCTGCTGACCGGCTGGGTCTGAATACCGGCCTGCTATGGCTGTCAGCTCTTAAGCCAACGACGCGCACCTGGCACGCCAGCCGTCACGGCAAGGTCTACACCACGGAAGAGGTGCGGGACTTCTACGCCGAGAACGGTAACCGGTACAACTGTTATTGCAGCCAGATTCCGGTGCTGCTCAACGACGACGGCAGCATATTCAACGAAGGGCTGGCTGATAAGCTGGCGAAAGAAAGAAAAGCTTGGAAAACATCAGATTAATAGTATTTTTACTGTTTTACAGGAGAGATACTATGAGTTTAAATTTTGTTCATTATCCAGAAGGTGTTGGTTATACCGTTATTCAGAGACCAAGCGGCCTGCCCTACCATGTTGATCAGGCATATTTGGTCGAAGGTGAAGATAAAGAAATCCAAGACTATCTTAACTTTCTTAATCAGGTGCTGGGAGAAACTACACCAGTGTCCTATGAGGTCATAATGTCTGGCACCACCAATGTGCCATCAAGGGTAAAGCTTGTATGGGATACCGACGAATTTATAAAGATGCCTAGAGATGAGTTCGTTGCCCGCTTCATCAAGCCATATACACGTAATACATGGATTTATAGCTAGTAAGTTATCTCGAAGTATTGATTGCGGCGTAACTCAATCGGTAGAGTAACGCATCAACGCGGCCATGCCATTGCTGGTCGTGCTCGGTTCGGCATGATGTTGACGCCTGACGAGAGTGCTGGTTCGAGTCCAGCAGCCGCAACCCAAAACAAGACCCAGCTGTAGTGCTGGGTTTTTTAATGCCTGAAATCCACCAACGAGGACCCAGCATGAAACGCAACCGCGTTAATGTGCTGACCGTCGTCAACTCCGCTTCAAACATCACCACTGAAACCATCGACGGCAAGCCACATATCGTGGTTCGCGGCATCACGCCTGTCGTGGACGATATCGTGATGAACCGGAAGTTGTACCCGGCAGCAGAAATCGAAAAGGCCTACAACACGCTTGAACGTAACCCGATGCCGCTGGGCCACCCGAAAGTTGACGGCAAGCATGTGTCGGCGCGCGATGTCCGGGCGGTTAATGAGTACCACGTCGGGGCCTGGCTGCAGAACGTCAGCCACAATGACGGCAAAGTGACGGGAGACATGTACGTCAACCGCCAGTACGCCGAGTCGAGCGACAAGGGTAAGCGCCTGATTAACCGTCTGGATGAGATGCTGGCCGGTACCAATTCTGACCCGATCCACATCTCCACCGGCCTTCTGTATTCCGGTATCGCTGCCAATGGTGAGTCGAAGGGCAAAAAGTACAACGAGATCGCCACCAATATGATGTTTGACCATGTTGCTGTGCTGCTCGATGAGCCTGGCGCCGGTACGCCGGAAGAGGGCGTGGGCATTTTCGTTAACTCAGAAGGTGATGAGCAGCAGATTGAAGTTGCCCGCCTGGCTGATGGCATCGACTGCACCCGAGACGGCCTGCTCAACAAGACAAAATTTTTCTTCACCAATGCCTCTAACTTCTCATTCGACGATATCTCCCGCGCTATCAGCGACAAGCTGCGCGAGGGTGATGCCGAAGATAAGTGGCTTTGGCCTGAAACGGTGTGGCCGGACAGCTTCATCTACCGCAATGACACCAAATACCTGAAGCAGAAGTACCTCATCGATGACGACGGCAAGGCCGTGTTCGTCGGCGAACCTGTAGAAGTCGTGCGCAAACCCACTGAGTACGAGATTAAAACCAACGGAGAGAACGATCCGATGAAAGAACTGATTATCAATGCGCTGCAAGCCGCTGGTAAGCCGACTGAAGGCAAGTCCGACGCCGAGCTGATGGACGCATACAACCAGATGAAGGCCGACGAAGCCACCGCCAAGAAAAAAGGCGATGAAGAAATCGACCCTGAAACCGGCAAGCCCAAGAAAAAAGAGCAGGCCACCAATAACGAAGAGATGCCAGCGTGGGCGAAAACACTCGCCGATCGCGTGGACGTCGTTTTCAACAGTCTGAACGCGAACGCCGACAAAGAGAAAGGCGAAAAGCGCGCAGCTGTGAAGCTGGCGATGAACATGAGCGATGAAGAAGTCGCAGATCTGGACGGTAAGGCCCTCGACGCTATGTACGCCAAGTGCCAGACCTCCTTCGGCCTGAACGGTGCATTCCGCCAGGCTACCAACACCCAATCAGTCAGCGAAATGCCGGAGTAAAAAATGGCTAAAGACGGAAAACACGTAATTCACGCCGGTGGCGTATTCCCTAATCCGCTGCTCAACCGTGAAGGTGCCGCGGCGGCCGCCACTAAGCCAGGTACTGTTGGCTTTTTCTCTGCCGCCAAGTTCACGGCCTCGGTTGATGGCAACGAAGAGGCGATCCTCTATGTCGCTGACTTTGACTATCTACGCTGCCAGACGGTTGACGACTCAATCCCTGCGAATGAGTTGGTGGTTGGCATCCATCCGATGCCGGGCATGTTCCTTAACGTGCGCGCGGCGGCAGGCACCTACAAAAAAGGGCAGCCATTATCCATCGCAAACGGCCAGGTTAAAGCCCATGCCACAGGCGAGTCCATCCGCGCATATGTCGAAGAAGACACGGCGTACACCGTTGCTGCAGGCGATCTGCTGCGCGTCGTTATCAAGTAAGGAGCACCTGAATGCTTGTATTTTCTCGCTCTATCGGTGAACGCACCGGTAACCTCGAAGTCAACCAGGCACAGTTCCGTGAGCTGGAGATGGCGCGCAACATGAGTGCGCAGTCTGTCGCTGACTTCATTGCCCGTGCTCGCTTCGGTGAAAACGGACATTTGGACGCGGTGAACGCCGTCGACGACATTCGCCGCATGTACCGCGCGTACGACCAGACAGTACTGGCACAGTTCGAGCCGAACACGGAGTTCACCCTGTTCAACGACCTGATGCCACTGTCCCGATCTGTCCGCCTGGAAGAGTCCGTGTATGAATATGCCCGCACCGGCGGTCGTGGCTGGGCGCATACCTCCATGTCCGGACAGATTGGTGCGGCGCTGGATGCTCGCGCGTACAGCTTCGACGGTACGATGGTGCCGGTGCACGACAGCGGCTTCAAATTCCACTGGCGCGATCCGATCTTCAACAAAGGTTCGGCTCTGGCATCACTCGCCGATGCGCAGCGCGGCTCTGTTGATGATGTGCGCCGTAAAATCGTGGACTACATGTTCAACGGTTTCCGCGACTCGGAAGGTAACTTCGTTACCTTCGACGGCAAGACCTGGAAGGGCTTGAAGGCCGATGAGCGCGTTGGCCAGGTTGATTTGGGCGCATCTGGTCTGAATATCGACTTCTCCAGCCGTACCACAACCGCAGAACAGAACCGAAACGGTGCGATCGCCCTGCGTGACACCATGAAGATCACTAATAACCAGTACGCACCGCAGACCTGGTATGTTTCCAGCGAGATCATGTCTAACTGGGAGCGCTATTACAGCGACAATTACCAGTCTGGCACCATCCTGCAGGAAATCCTGAAACTGTCAGGCATTGCTGCGGTGAAAGAAGATGCAGAGCTGACCGGGAACCAGATTCTGGTGGTTCCGCTGACTGCAGGCGTTATCGCTCCGATCACCGGCCAGGCCGTAGGTACTGTTGCTGACCCTCGTCAGTTCTACAACAGCGACTACATCTGGCGCACCTGGGGCGCAATGGGCCTGATGGTCAAGCAGGACATCAACCTTAAACACGGCGTGCTCTTCGCGAGCAGCTAAGGAGAAACGGAATGGCACTTGTAGAAATCACATCAGGTAACGTGTTCGCTGGTGCCAACCTCCGCAAACTGGAGGTTGGTGCGATCGTTGAAGTCGACGATGCAACAGCAGCGCGCTGGAAAGCGACCGGAAAAGCGAAAGACACTGACAAGAAGAAGGGGGAAAAGCTCTTCGGCGAGTCAGTACCGGCAGCATCACAGCCTAGCGATTTGCTCGAGCAGCTGGCGGCGGTGACGAAGGAGCGTGATGAATCTCTGGAGCAGCTGGCTAAGCTCACTGACCTGGTTGCAGCTGACAAAGCCACTTTCGACGAGCAGCTGGCGGCGGTGACGAAGG